TGCATAAAACGCGCAGCCCGTTTGCATAAACGTAGCTGGCGACTGGGCGACAGCTTCGTATCGAGAACGATTCGCAACAACTTAGCTGACCATTTTGCGAGAGCTCTGGGTTGTCACCTTGTCACGGTCGCTGTCACAAAAAAAGCGCCTGAAATCAACGAACAGTGACAAGGTGACAACCGTGACAACTCGATCCCATTCCCACCCACACGCACACACGCATACACACACGTGCACATGGAGTATACACAAAGAAAATTTCCCCAGCTCCGAACTAAACTGCTGTCACCTTGTCACCTTGTCACTGTATATTGAATTTTCAAGGAAAAAGAGTGACGGTAGCAGTGACAAGGTGACAACTTGAAGCTGTCTCGTATGCGCCAAGAGACTAAATGCATAAAAATCGCGAAACGTGCATAAAACGCGGCTCTCGGCGTGAAAACCGCGTTTTATGCGCATAAAAAGGGGGCGAGGAGCGACGCGCCCCTCGCCCTCGCGCTCCACCTCACGCGGCTTGCGCCTCCGCTGCTTCGAGGATCTTCGCCCCCTCGACTTCGGCGCGCTCCTCGCTCAGGAGCGCTTCGAANTCCGGCGACTTCACCAACTCGTCCGCGAGTCTCTTCAGGCTCGCGGCGAGCGCAATGCTGGCGCGTGTCGCCTTGCGCTGGCCGTTCGCGTCGAACTCCTTGGCGCTCGCCTTGCGTGCGAGCACTTTCAGGAGCGATTCCGCCGTCATTACGCTCGGCGNTNTCTCGGTAGTGAGATCGCCGAACGTGACGGCCATCGCGCCTTCNATNTCGAAGTCCGCCGCGGTACGGTCCTTTGCGAGCGTCGCACGGTAGCCGAGCTCGGTCTCGCGCAGCTTCAGCTTGCCGTTCGAGAAATGGCTGAACCAGTAGACGAGCGCCTTCACGCGCTGGCNCTTTGGCAGCGCGTCACATAGAAGCGCTGCTGGCGTCCAGTCACCGTGGTCGCGCACGTGCGCGAGACACGATACCGCGCAAACGTGGATACGCTCGTTCAGCTTCGCCGCCGACGCCGCGATGGCGTTAATCTCCTTGCGGAGATTGGCCATGCCTACGGTCAATTGAAACGGTTCCATGATTCGCACCTCCTACGGCCTACGGAAACGAAAAAACCCCCGCACGCTCGCACGCGCGGGGGTTTGCGCCGAACGGCGCACCTAACGGCACTGCGCGCGTTAGGTGCGACGGTCTAGCGGTCTAACGGTGTAGGGGACAGCTGTAGTGCATCGTGCATTCGCAACGTTGCACCTTCGCGCGCTCCTGTGGCTTAGACCACAGCTTGCGCCGTTGTCCCGGCCGCCGAAGTTTCCGCTTCCGCTTGCCTANGGTGGCATCCGNCCGAAAGGCCGGCTGCTGCCCATAGTCTGGGTGCTTCCTCATGGTAGCCTCCTTGCCGGCGTCATGCCGGCTCGCTCTCCTACCCGAAAGCAGGTGTCCGAGATCACGTCACCATCTCGCGATGGAACGGGACGCGCGTCCCGTGTCTCGGTCTGCGCTCCTATCGGCCTCTAGCTTGCCCTGCCTAGCGCCCGCGCGGGACATACCGCGCGGTGCGCCGCAACGGGCGCGGAAGTCGCGACGTACTCCGTGGTTTTCCTCCACGGCGTCGCGCAGCCGTGGTATGGAAGGGCNCCCGTGTGTCCGACGCGACGCCCGAGCACGCGAACGCGCGCGNGCNCCACAATCGGCGGGAGCCCGGCCATACCGAGCGTATGCCGCTGCGGATTATGTCGGTGCCGCAGTCCCACCTAGAGCCCAAGGGCTCGCCCTATGGGTTTTTCATTCGTGGGGGTAGGGGTAGGGGTAGGCAGGACAAGGCGGCCCCGGGGCCGCCGCCCCCGCTATCTACCTCGAAAATATCTGGGAAAGATTTTGGCTTTGTGTATACTCCGCCTATGTTCCACGTGGAACCTTTTGCGAGTTACACCCCTACACGGCAACGCCGCTTAGCGCTACATTCGGATCTCCACCAGGTTAACCACGGTAAACCCCAATGCGCATGAGACATCTCTTCACGGTCGCACTCCTTCTACCCATGGCCGCCTTCGCTCAAAACAGCGCCACCCTCCAGTGGACCCCGCCGTCCGAATTCACCGACGGCTCCGAGCTCGTGCCCGAGCGCGATCTCGAGGGATACGGCGTCTATATGGACGGCGTGCGCGTCGCGATCGCACCCCCGAACGTCACCACGTTCGTGCTCGAAGGCGTGGTGCCGTACGGCGAGCACGAGTTCTTCATGACCTCGATCGCGAAGAACGGCAAGGAGAGCGAGGCGTCGAATTTGGTCGTCAGGAATTACCCCGACAACCGGGAGCCGAAGCCGCCGACCTTGCTCGACGTGCTCGTTGCGTTCGTCAAGAAGGTGATCGGCTGGATCGCGGCCCTCTTCGCCTAAGGCCATGCTGCCGCTGCGTGAAGCCAGACGTCGTTTCGAGCGGGAGTACATTTCCTACGCTCTCGCGAAATACGGCTCCATGGCAGCGGCAGCACGCGCCCTCAAGTACAGCCGAACGGCCTTCTACCGTCTTTGCGCCCAGCTCGGCGTGGAATACAAGAAGCGCCGCAAAGGCACGTGGGAGCTACATGGCCTCTGATTCGATTTCGAACGTCACCGAGCTGCCGGTCGGCAAGTACGACGCCGTACGGACGTTGCGCCACCTGCTTGCTCAGGCCGAGCGCGGCGAGATCGACAACGTGCTCGTTATCTGCAGCAAGCGTGTCTCCAAGGAGGAGGACAGCATCTGGGCCTCCTGGAGCGACATGGGCACTATGGAGGTGTGGTGGCTCGCGAGCTGGCTGGTCAGCTACCTCCGCCGGCGCTACTTCAGCGGGAAAGGGATCCTCGAGGACGACGAGGACGGAGGGATGCCGATTTGAGTGCAAACGACAGAAAGACCAGGACGAACTTTTACCTCGATCCTGGCTACTACGACCGCCTGAAGGCGGTGGCCGCGCGGCGAGGAGTCCCGGTCTCGGAGATCATCCGGACTCTCGTGCGTGTGTATGTGGAGCGTATGGAGGCTGCATACGCAATGGACCATGGCGAGCAATCTTCAGACGTCACTGCAGCGGCTAGCGGCGAATAGTAGCGCGTTCTCGGAACGCGACGCGCGCCTCGCGCTCGAGCTCGTCTCGGGTCTCTCGAACGTCAAGGACGTGCTCGCGCGCTACGGCATGACCGAGGAGGAGCTCCGCACTCTCCTCGCGACACCGGGGTTTCAGGCGCTACTCAAAGAGACCCGCGGCGCCTGGCAGAGCGACCTGAACGCGAAGGAGCGGGTCAAGCTCAAGGCCGCCCTCCTCGTCGAGGACTCCCTGATGAACATCTTCAGGGTCGTCGGCGACAAGAACGCGAGCATGACCGCGCGGCTTGACGCGTTCAAATCCCTCGCGAAAATCGCCTCCGTCGACGAGCCCGAGAAGAAGGAAGGCGGTGGCGCCGGCCGGTTCGTGCTGAACATCAACGTGCCTGGCGGTCCCGCACCTGTCGTGATCGAGGGCGCCGCGGAGAAGGGGGACGACGACGGCTTCACGGATGAGGGCTTCTGATGGCGCGCGGGCGGATTGACTTCACGGTCGACTCGACCCTCGTCGACTTTTGGAAGTCGACGAAGCCCTACCAGTTCGTCACGGGACCCTTCGGCTCGACGAAGACGACGACGTGCCTTTTCAAGATGCTCGCGATCTCGGCGGCCCAGCAGCCGATGCCGGATGGGATCCGGCGTACGCGCTGGGCGATCGTGCGTACGACGTTGCCGGAGCTGAAGCGCGGCGTGCTCGCCGACATCTCGCAGTGGTTCCGCGACATCGCGTCGTGGCACCCCTCCGAGCAGCTCGTGAAGGTCAGGGTCGGCGACATCGCGTCCGACTGGTACTTCCTGTCGTTCGACCGGCCGGAGAATCAGCGCCGGCTCCTGTCGTTGCAGCTCACGGGCATCTTCATCAACGAGTTTCGCGAGGTCGACTTCAACCTCCTGTCCGACATGTTCGGCCGCACGGGCCGTTTCCCGCCGCAGAAAATCTGCCCGGCGACGTGGTACGGCGTGATCGGCGACTCGAACCCTGGATTGAAGTCGTCGCCGTGGTACGAGTTCCTCGTGGAGAACAGGCCGGAGAACGTGCACTACACCGCGCAACCCTCGGGCCTCTCCCCAGAGGCGACGTGGCGCGCGCTTCTTCGCCCCGGCTACTACGAGGAGCTCGCCGAGGGGAGGAACGAGCGGTGGATCAAGCAGCACGTGCACGGCGAGTGGGGCGACTCGGCCGATGGGCGTGCGGTGTACGAGTCGACGTTCATCCCGGACTTCCACATCTCGAAGGAGCCGCTCGAGCCCGTCCGCTCGGGCATCTTGCTTGTCGGGCTCGACTTCGCGCGACATCCGGCCGCCATCATCGGGCAGGTGGACCCGCGCGGCCGGCTCCTGATCTTGGCCGAGCTCGAGCGGGCGAACATGGGCATCGAGAAGTTCGTGACGGACCACCTCCGCCCGCTCCTTCTCGAGCCGCGCTTTTCAGGGATCCCGGTTGCATGCGTGGGTGACCCGAGCGGTAACCAACGCAGCATGATCGGCGAGGAGAGCGTGTTCCAAGCGCTGAGGAGGCTTGGGTTCGCCGCGGTGCCGGCGTCGACGAACGCGATCGAGCCGCGGATACGGGCGGTGGAGAAATGGCTGAACCAGCATCAAGGTGGAAAGCCTATGTTTCTCGTCGACCCTCGGTGCAAGCTGCTGATCCAGGGGTTCCTGTCGAAGTACCTCTTCAAGGCCAAGAAGGACGGTTCGATGGACGAGAAGCCCGACAAGGTGCGGCCGTGGGCGGACCTGCACGACGCCTTGCAGTACCTCTGCCTCGGCACGTCGCAGGCGGTCATGCCGCGTATCGTCGCGCACTTCAGGCCGCCGCCGAAAAAGGCGCCTATGCCGGTGGGGGCGTGGACATGAGCGCGCTTAACGTTCAGGAAGGCGGCGACCACTACAAGCGTTTCGCCATCCAGCCGATCGAGTTCATCGAACGCAATCGCCTAGGCTTTGCCGAGGGGAACGTCATCAAATACGTCTGCCGCCACGAGATGAAGGGCGGCGCAGACGACCTCCGTAAGGCGATCCACTACCTCGAGCTGCTTCTCGAGCTTCGCTACGGAGAGAAGCGGTGATCACGTTCGTCTGTTGGAAGTGGGTGCCGAAGCAGCCGCATGGGCCGCGGCTCTTTCGCTCTGAGCACGTGAACGTGCTTCGGGCGATGCTCGAGCGGCATGCGCCGTTCCCGCACAAGCTGGTTTGCATTACGGACGACACGCGTGGGCTCGATCCGCGCATCGAGGCGTTGCCGATGCCGGAGACGACGTTCGAGGAGCTCGTCAATCCNCACCAGGTGAAATACGACGCCGCGCACGCGTGGGGGAGGAAGAAGTACTTCCCGAACTGTTACCGGCGGCTCTGGGTCTTCTCGCGCGAGGCTACGGTGCTCGGCGAGCGGGTGTTTGCGCTCGACATCGATGTGATCGTGACCGGTGACCTCACGCCGCTCGTCGAGCGCGACGAGGACTTCGTTGGATGGGTCGACGACAAAGAGCCGAAGCTCAAAGGCGGGGCGTATCTGCTGCGGACAGGGTCGCACCCTGAGGTGTGGGACGAGTTCGACCCTGAGACGTCGCCGGCGCTCGCAGCGACGTCGTCCGGCACAGGCTCCGACCAGGCATGGATGACGTTCAAACTCTTCCCGCCGGAGGGGTCGTGGGGTGTGCAGGATGGGCTCGTGAAGGTTAACTGGCTGCAAGCGGGCCCGCAGCCTTCGACGCGTCTCGTGTTTACTGCGGGGCACTCGCCGCCGTGGAGTGCGGATGTGCAGCGTAGGTATCCGTGGGTCGCGCAGTATTGGAGGATGTAATGGCATCAACGCATGGGCCTGTGCCGCTCGAAGAGATCACGCTTTGCGTGCCGTACTACCGCAACGTCGGCATGCTCCGGCGGCAGATCGAGGAGTGGAACAAATATCCGCCCGGCATGCGGATCATCCTCGTCGACGACGGAAGTCCCGAGCCCGCGCTGCCGATCGTGGAGGAGCTCGCGAGCGAGCAGACGCTCGCACGGCTCGAGGTCTATCGAACCGGCGTCGACATCCCCTGGGCACGCGAGTTCTGCCGCAACCTCGCGTCGACGCGGGCCGTGACGCAGTGGCTTCTCCACATCGACATCGACCATATCTTGCCGGTGGAGCACTTACTCGAGATTCCGCAGCACACGGTCTCGTGGGGGGATTGGTTCCGCTTCCGTCGGTTCCGCGTCGGCAAGGCGGATGAGACGAGGAAGAAGGATTTCAAGAAAAATGGCCTTCCGGACGACGCCGACTTCGGTGAGGTACATCCGCACGTCGATAGCTACCTTTGCCGGCGCAAACACTACTGGAAGGTTGGCGGGTACAACGAGAAATTCGTCGGAGTGCTCGGCGGCGGGAACGAGTTTTTGCGTCGAGCGGAAAGCTTGTATCCGCTCAAGATTTTTCCTGGGAACGTGGCGCTGCACGTCTACACGCGGCATGCAATCCCGGACGCGTCGGACCAACACTGCAGTCGCGATTCCATGCCCGGTAAGCGGCTCTGGGAGAAGCTCCGCGATCGAGGCGAGCTCTACCCGACGGAGACGCTGACGTTGCCGTGGAGCCGCGTGCTGTGAAACTTGCCGGCGGAAGTATGTGGCCGAAAGTACTTGGTGAGTTCGAGACGTTGCGCAAGCTCCAGGAGGGGTACTCGCTTGCACGTTTCGGCGATGGCGAGTTCAAGGTCGCGGCGGGGGGCCGTGCGCTAAGCGAGCCCGCCAACAAGCGCCTTGCGAAGGAGCTGCGGAAGATCCTTACGGAGCCGCACGAGAAGTGCCTTGTTGGCATTCCGACGCTTGATCCGAATGGACCGAAATACTCGAATTGGCTCAAGTTCGCGCCGCGGTGCTGGCCGTACGTCGACATGAATCGTACGTACTACTCTGCGTTCATTTCGCGTCCTGACAGCGCGCCGTGGATCAATACNCAGGAGTTTCTCGAACTGTTCGAATCCCTTTGGGAGGGTAAGCGCGCGGTTGTTGTTTGCGAGTCGGACGATTCGAAGATTCGTCGGGTCGTGCAGCTAAAGGCGCGCGAGGCGCCGCGAGTGTCGTGTCCGCCCCGTGAGACGTATGCCGTGTTACCTCAGATCGAGGCGCTGGTGCTCGAGCACGAGCCCGATGTCGTTTTGATCAGTGCGGGGCCGGCGGCGACGTGCCTTGCGCATCGGCTGGCCATGAAAGGCGTGCAGGCGATCGACACCGGGCACGCTGGTGGTTTTTTGTTGAAGCTCGCATGCTCCCGGAAACCGTTGTCTGCATGAAGTGGAAGCCGCCGTTCGCGTTCCGCACGACCTACGAGGCGGAACACGTGAACGTGCTGCGGCGGATGGTGGCGCGCCACTACCCGCACCCTCATCGGTTTGTCTGCATCACCGACGACGCGAAGGGGATCGATTCGGGCGTCGAGGTAATCCCGGTTTGGGACGACTACGCCGATATCCCACCGCCCCAAGGCGGCTACAACCCGTCGTGCTATCGCCGGCTTAGGCTCTTCTCGCGCGAGATGGAGGGGCTTCTGGGGCGGCGGTTCGTGTCGATCGATCTCGATTGTACGATCCACGCGGACCTCACCTCGCTGTGGGATCGCCCCGAGGACTTCGTGATCTTCCGGTCGGGTTTGCGTCAGCAGCACTACAACGGATCCATGTTTTTGCTGACCGCGGGCGCGCGGGCGAAGGTGTGGGAGGAGTTCCAGGGCCGCGCGTCGGTGAAGGCGGCGATGAGGGCCGGCCTCGTCGGCAGCGATCAGGCGTGGATCGAGCATTGCCTTGGACCGAACGAGGCGACGTGGGGTCCGCAGGACGGAGTATACAGCTACAGGCTCCATTTACTCCGGCTTGGTGCTAAGCTACCGGAGAACACGCGCATAGTGTTCTATCAGGGGAAGGCGAAGCCGTGGCACTCGCACGTGCATTCGCTCTCCTCTTGGGTCGGGGAGGCGTACAAGTAGGGCGTCACCATGGCAGTACCTGCTTCAGCCGTCAACCCGCTGATTCGAGTCGTCTCTCCTGACGAGCTCGTCGCCGCCGAACGTCGGCGCGAGGAGCAGATGGCGAACAAGGCCATCGAGCAGGAGCAACCCACCTCTGAACTCGCCGCGTACGTCCGGCAGCGCGTCGAGATGATGCGCAACTACCGGGAGACCGAGGGCATCAACGCCCGCCTCCTCCGGGGCTTGCGCGCGTATCGCGGCGAGTACGACGAGGAGAAGAAACAGCAGATCGCCCAGTTCAACGGGAGCTCCGTCTACGCGCGCATCACAGCCACGAAGTGCCGAGC